CGTGGCGACCAGGCCAACGGGTGACGGTGGATAGCTCACAATACCCGCCCGGCCAGAACGTCAGTCAGCAACAGATCGACGCCGGCCGTCGCGTCCAGACCGCCATCAGGGACACCGGCGCCCGCTGCGGCTGGTTGCTTCAAAGCCTCATCGTTGGCATTGCAGGCAAGGAGCGCTCAGACTGGCGCGGGATCGTCCACTACATCACCGGAGAGACCAACGAACAGGCTCAGGGCGCTAGGGTAAGGGCGGCGGCTGATAACCTGTCAGCGGCCTATGGGGCGGCTGAGAAAGCGCCAGTGCGGGAAAGGGTGACGGCATGAACGTTCTTCAGTGGATTTTGATCCGGCTTCCGAGGTCGTGGCGCCTGGCCATCCTGAAAGCCGCCGCTTACCCGGAGTTTGTGGTTAAGCGGGAATGGCTGGAGAACGGTCCTGATGGTTTACGCGTTGTCCTGATCGACATCGACGAAGGTGAGCGCCGTTATAGGCAGGGCATGGATGAGCTGATGAGCCACTGGCGCACAAATAGCCCATTTAAACTCAACCTGTAGCGTGCGACAAGATGTCAAACACCACCCCTTGACCGATTAAGCGAACTAGGGGATACATCGTTATACGCACTAGCTGCGAACCCCATTAGCCCGCCGTTGAGCTTAGCGCTCCGGCGGGTTTCTCATATCGCGCCGCCGTCACACGCTACAGCAGCACCCTCACACAGGGCGGGCCGGGCGCGATACCCAAGAGGCTACCATGTCCGAAGCGCTCCAAGCCGAACGCGACGCACTGGCCCGCAAACTCGCCAAGCGGAAAGACCAGGCCGGGTTTGCTTCCAACGCTGAAGCCATAGAGGCTCGCATCGCTGAGATTGACGCGCTGCTGTCGGAAGAACCGGCCTAACCCTTGCCCGCCCTCGACAACCCGCGACATGAGCGCTTCGCCCAAGAGCTAGCTAAGGGTGAAACGGCAGACGCCGCTTACGCAACAGCGGGCTACAAGGCCAATCGCGGGAACGCGGCGACGCTTAAAGCAAATCAAAACGTCATTGCGCGGGTTGCTGAGATCCAAGAGCGCGCGGCGATGCGGACTGAAATCAGCGTGGCGACCCTGACTGATCGTCTGATGCGTCTAGCGGACCAAGCCGAGCGCCTTGGTGATTCCAGCGGCATCCAAGCCTCGCGCGCCTGTCTCTCTGACGCTGCCAAGCTCAACGGCCTCATCGTCGATAAGAGCAAGGTCGATCTGGCCGCGACCGTGACAGAGGTTAGGCGAACGATTGTCGATCCTCGGAATTCCAACAGCTAGGGTCTTTGCTCCGCTCCTAGAGCCGACACGCTACAAGGGCGCATGGGGCGGTCGCGGTTCGGGCAAGTCCCACTTCTTCGCTGAGAAGCTGATTGAAGACAGCCTGGCAGAACCCGGCCTGTTGTCGGTCTGCATCCGTGAGGTTCAGAAGTCGCTGGCGCAGTCGTCTAAGCGCCTGATTGAAGCCAAGCTATCGCAGTTCGGCCTTGGTGAGGCTGACGGCTTCAAGGTGTTCAAGGAACTGATCGAAACGCCCGGCGATGGCGTGATCGTGTTTCAAGGGATGCAGGACCACACGGCGGAAAGCATCAAGTCGCTGGAGGGTTTCAAGCGGGCTTGGGGCGAGGAAGCCCAGGCGCTGTCACCTAACAGCCTCAAGCTCCTGCGACCGACGATCCGCGCTAAAGGGTCTGAACTTTGGTTCTCGTGGAACCCCAGGCGCAAGACTGATCCCGTTGACATCATGTTGCGCGGCCCTGAGACGCCAACCGGCGCTGTCGTGGTGCAAGCCAACTGGCGCGACAACCCGTGGTTCACCGCAGAGCTAGAAGGCGAGCGTCAAGACTGCATCCGTATGCAGCCTGATCAATATGACCACGTCTGGGAGGGTGATTACGTCAAGGTGACTGTCGGCGCTTACTTCGCGGCGGACCTGACCAAGGCTCGCAGCGATGGGCGCATCGGTCGGGTGTCGGCTGATCCCTTGATGACCGTCCGGGCCTTCTGGGACATCGGCGGAACCGGCGCGAAGGCGGACGCAACGGCCATCTGGGTTGTGCAGTTCATCGGGCGCGAGATCCGCGTTCTCGACTATTACGAAGCCCAAGGCCAACCGCTCTCGACACATCTCAACTGGTTACGCTCCAAGGGCTACGGAAGCGCGCTGTGTGTCCTGCCTCACGACGGGGCGAGCGGCGAGAAGATTTACGACGCGACTTACGAGGGCGCGGTTCGCCAAGCCGGGTTCAACGTCGAAGTCGTGCCCAACCAGGGCAAGGGCGCCGCAACGATGCGGATTGAAGCCGCGCGCCGCTTGTTTCCAAGCATCTGGTTCAACGAAGACACCACCGAAGCCGGTCGGGACGCTATCGGCGCTTACCACGAGAAGCGCGACGACGCGCGAAATATCGGGCTTGGACCTAACCACGACTGGTCCTCGCACGGCGCGGACGCCTTCGGGCTGATGTGCGTTGCCTATGAGCAGCCCCGTAAAGCCCGCCGCGACCAACAACAGCAACACAGGGGCGACACGGCATGGATGAGCTGACGCCCGCTGTTGAGAACGCCAAGGGTGGCGAGGACTACGTTCCTGAGGGTTACGAGAGCCTCGACGCCTTCTTGACTGAGACCCGCAAGCGTCACCAGAAGGGCGTCGATGGCGACAGGCTAAACCGTGACGAGGGCATGGATGACCTGCTGTTCCTCTCCGGTGAGGGCCAGTGGGACGACACCGTGCGGGCCTCGCGCAAGGAGAAGGGCCGCCCCTGCCTGACGATCAATACGCTACCTCAGTACGTCGGGCAGGTCATCGGGGACATTCGCGCCAACCGTCCGTCGATCAAGGTTCGGCCTGCTGAAGACGGCGACAAGAAAATCGCTGAAATCCGGCAGGGTCTGATCCGGTTCATTGAGAACAAGTCGCGCGCTCAAATGGTGTATTCGCTTGCGGGCGAGGACCAGGTGTCTTGCGGGATCGGCAATTTCCGCATCGGCCTGGAATGGTCCGAAGGCGACACCTTCGACCGCGACATCATCATCAAGCACATCCCGAACCCCTTCGCCGTGGTCTGGGACCCGATGAGCACCGAACCGACCGGCGCTGATGCTGGCTGGTGTTTCGTTGATGACGAGATGGACCGCGAGAGCTTCAAGGAGCGCTTCGGGGAAGACGCCCTGCCGACCACGCTAACGGTCCCGCTGTCGCAGCATGGCTGGGTCACGAACGATACCGTGCGCGTCACTGAGTACTGGGTGATGAAGGAGCGCAAGCGCACCATCGCGCTGTTGCAACGCGCGCCCGAAGCCCAACCTCAGATTATCGACATCACCGACGATCTGGAGCAAGCGCAACAGTTCATCGTCAAGGCTCCGAACGGCGCACCCTACAGCCGCGAAGTGACGAAGAAGTCAGCGTGCATGTATCTGACCAACGGTCACAAGATCCTCGACGGGCCTTACGAATACCCAATCTCCCGTTTGCCGATCTTCCGGGTTATGGGCCGCGAAATCCGCCTTGCGACCCGCCGCTATCGCTTCGGCTTGATCCGGTTCGCTAAAGACCCGATCCGCATGAAAAACCTCTGGCGCTCTTCGGCGGCTGAGTGGATCGGTCTGGCCCCCAAGGCGCAATGGCTTATCCACTCGTCAAACGAGGAGTCAGAAGACATCTTCCGCGCCGCTGCGACTTCGGCCGATCCTGTCCTGCCTTGGACGGGCTCACAGAAGCCGGAACGCATTGAGCCGCCATCGTCGCCGTCTGCCCTGCTGCAAGAAGCGCAGATGAACGACCAGGACATTAAGGACGTTACGGGCCTTCACGACGCCTCTCTCGGCATGAAGTCCAACGAGACCAGCGGCAAGGCCATCATGGCCCGTGAGCGCCAAGGCGACGTGGCTACGTTCATGTATCACGACAACCTGAACTCAGCCGTTCAGGCCTGCGGCATCGTCGCCAATGAACTGATCCCGATTACCTTCGACACGGCGCGAACCCTCGTTGTGCTGGGTGAAGACGACAGCTCCCAAACCGTCCGCGTCAACGATCCGACCGACCCTGAAGCGGTGGATCTGAAGGTCGGCAAATACGACATCGTGGTTGAGACCGGGCCTAGCTACTCGACTAAGCGCGTTGAAGCGGCCGAGAGCATGATGGCGTTTGTTCAGGCTGTGCCTGGCGCTGCTG